TGCAATTATCCTTATTTGAAAAAAATTCAATTAAAGTAGAAACATCATATGTTTTCTTTAAACAAGTAAACATTTTATATTTTGATAACTCTTTTGCCATTTGTATCGTGCCAACACCATCCATGTTTGCAGCCATAATAGGAATACCATGGCAATCAATTTTAGAAAATGTTCTTTCTAAAGATACTTCTTTTCTTGAACCTAATGTGGATCTTTTTGGTCTTAACAATACATCACTATAATCTAATTTTATTTCGTTTTCTATTCTCATATTTAATAACTCTGATTAAGTCTCCAAACCAAATATTCTTTTGCACCGATTGTTTCATACTTTTGATTTCCCACCAAACTATCAACTTGAACATCGTCTCTTGGATGAACAAAATATGGAAAACTGTAACGACTGATATTGAGATGCTCATTTACAACACGATGTGGAGTTGAAACATAAATGTCATTAGTCCAGCGTTGAAGCAAATCTCCAACATTCACAATACATGTATTTTGAATATAAGGAGCATCAATCCATTCATCCGTTTCTCTTGGCTTTATTTGTAATCCAGGATTTTCATCAGTAAAAAGTATAGTGATTGTTCCATAATCAGTATGTTCCCCACCACGCATTTGATTTTCTTGTATTTTATCATTCCAAGCAGGATAATGTAACATTCTTGCTGTAGTAGATGTTGATTCTTTGTGTTTATTGATAAGAAACAATTCTGGTAAATCTAATACCTTTTCAATTAATCTCAAAATATGTTTACTAATAAGATCTAATACAAGATTCCATTCTAAGCATACATCTTCAAAATTACGATCTGGCCATTTATTGTCATCTCCATACTTGCACCAATTGAATGCCTCTTTCAAATCAGGTGGTGTTCCTGGAGTCAAACTTTCTATCATCCCTTGATAGCCAGTATTAGACTCTGTTGAAGTGTACTTATATTTGAGTTTTTCTTCTAATGGTAAAGCAAAAAATTTTTTAGCGTGATTAAGAATTTTTGGCCATGTTGTTTGCGTTTCAAAATAAGCAAATCCGATATTCTTGAATGCTTCATCAAGTTTCAAATGAGCATCATCATCTAGATGATTTATAATTGGTATTGTCATAAGAATGTATGGGGGATTTTACTCCCCCAAATAAATGTTATTGCATCGGTGTAATTACACCATCAACATAATGATCCATAGAATCTACTTGCATACGACCAGATCCTGCAGGAACAATAGTCCCATCCTGTTTCATGTAACCACGAGAAAATGGAAAAGTTGTATCATACTCTTCTGACACAAATTTGGCCATTTCTTCTTCAACATGAAGTTGTACATCCATAGGAACATTTGGACCCCATGGACTCAATCCTACGCATCCTTCTTTCATTCCCCAAAATGGTGTATCAACTTTCCATGTATCATCTTCAATAGATTTCATTACATGTTTGTAATATACATCCCAATTGAACATTGGACCAGTAGCATAACGATTTGGACCATATGAATTCATAGGAGCATCATTACCCATACCCCATAATGGTTTTGCTGTTGTAGAATTTTCTTCAGCAATCACTACAACTGATGGTGAATCAGTAGTTGTAAAAAATACATCTGCATCCCAACTTAACAATGCTCGAGCAGCTTCCATATCTTTAGCAGGATCAAACCATGAATTAATCCAAATAATGTTTACTTCAATATCAGGATTAACAGATTGAGCACCCAATGTCATAGCATTAATATTTGAAATAATCTCAGGAATTGGATGTGAACCTACAACTCCAATCTTATTTGTTTTAGTAAGTTTACCTGCTGCTACACCTGCCAAATATCTAGCTTGAAACAAACGACAATTATAATTATTCATGTTTTCCGCAGTCTTAAATCCTGTGGCATGCATAAACTTTACGTTTGGAAATTTCTTTGCTGTTTGTAGCATAGGATCCATATATCCAAATGAAGTTCCAAATACAACATCATGCTTTCTCGCTAACCTATTAAACACACGAGCAGAATCAGTTTCTGATACAGATTCGACATAATCAAATTCATATCCTGATTCTTCCATTCCTTGATAGTGTCTCATGCTCCATCCACCATCACTTTTTGGTCCAACCAAAACCAATCCTGCAGTTGGTTTTTTAGCTGCAATTGCAACAACTGAAAACATAATCAATGTCAACGACATCAATACTCCGAAGATCTTTTTCATAACTCTCCTTATGAGTTTGTGTTAATGTGATGCTTCATGCATCGAGTTTTCCAAGAACATCTTGGAAATTTTAATGCGTCCCTTTGCATTAAAATCTGAATAATTTTAATTGTTAAATTGTTTTTCGAATTCACGAAGTCTTTTATATACACTCATGAGTTCTACAATTTGTAACCATGAACGAATAATAAATTGTAAACTTTCTGCAACTTTACCGAATGCTCTTGTGGTTTGACTTACAACACCTAATGTAATTCCACCAGCAATAATGCTAGGACCAAGAGCAACATAAGGAACAATTACCATACCTTGTAAATAACTCCATTTCGCAATATTAAAATAAAAGTAATGTAAATAAGAACGGAAATGAATTGTTCTTACATTATCAAATAGACCATTAATTTGTGGCAATTTTGCTCTTGTCTTTTTATCCTCACCATGCACCAACTCTTTACGGTAGGCTGCTTCTTCTTTTTGAATGTCATATTCAATTCCAGGTAATTTAGAACCAATTACACTTAAAACTGCAGTCCCACCCAATGCTGTAACAATTACAGCCCAAACAAGACCATGATCAACCTGACCAAAAATTGGAAATTCTGTAACTGCTTTGCTCAATCCGTGCAGAATAGGAACAAATGCAATTAACATCAAAACTGATTCAAGCAATCCAACACCAAGATTTTCTGTTAATCTGGCAAACTTTAATGTGTCTTCTTGAACACGCTGACTGGCACCTTCAATGTGTCTTACTTTTTGCCAATTTTCATGATAATAATCTGCCATACTTTGTCTCCAACGAAATGTCCAATGATTAACTAAGAATCCGTTGAAGATGACATTCACAATAATATAGATACCTGCTATGCTAAAGAAATCAAACATGTATCCATAATACTCTTCATGCGAAACTGATCCAGGTTGTGATAGTGCTTTTTGTAAAGCATCATAAAATCTTCCAAACCATTCATTAATCTGCACATCAAGTTGAACAATGTACCAGATTGCTGCAATAATGGTCAGTGTTCCTAATCTACTCCACAATCTCCATCTTTTATCAGTAAAGAATCTAAACATATATTCCTTTATAAATTATATTTCCAATTCACTTGCTTCTAAATACAATGATTTCATTACACCAGACAATCTTTGTTTATCTAAAGAAATATCAAGTTCATCAATGTAGTTATCCAATAATGAAACAGTGTCTTCTGATTTTTCAACAATTTCATCAGAAACATTGTCAGCATCAAGATCAGAAAAATCTTCAATAATCTTTACTTCATGTGCTGTACTCTTTAAAAGTTTGTCTATGAATAAGTCAAAACCATAAAGATCTGACTTATTTACAACTATAACCTTGGTGTATTTTTCATGTACATTATCCAAATTAAAATTAGAATAATTATAATTTCTATCGTCATAATACACCTTATTAAAAATAGTGTGAGGATTAACTATTCGATCAAGTTCTCTTGTTTCTGTGTCAAAAACATGAAACCCTCTTGGGCATTTATAATCTGCCCATGTTATTTCATATGTATTTCCAAGATAATATATCTGGCCATCATCAGATTTTTTATGAAAATGGCCAGAAAATACTAAATCAAATTTATTAAACAAAGATTTATCATATCCTCCTTGAGCATAATTGCCTGCATGCATTTCAAATCCATTGATTTCCAAATGACCCATTACAATTTGTGCTTTTGTGGTTTTAACTTTTTCCATGGTATCAGCATAGTTTTCACTATTAATCCATGGAATCATTAAAATAGGAGTATCATTAAAATGTATCTCATCACATTCTTGATAAACTTGAATGTTGTTAAATTTGCCTGAAATTAATTCTGTCAGCGAATTAATTTCATTGGTGTTGCGATAAAATATGTCATGATTTCCAACCAACATATGAAGTTGGATTTTCATGTCAGCAAAGGGTTGTAAAAACCTTTCACGAAAATCTTTGGCAATTTTATATGAAACAAATTTTCTTCTATCCATAACATCACCAAGATGGATAACATTTTTAATGTTATGTTTTTTCAAATATGGAAAAAATGTTTCTTCCCAAAACTTATAAAAGAATTCATTAAAAATAATATTGTCCGAGCGAGCGCCAAAGTGGCTGTCTGTAATTAATGCTACTTTCATGCTTTACAAAATTTCTCTAGACCTTTTGGTTTATCAACTTTTCTTTTTTTTGTTTTATAAACTTCTTCTTCTGGAAGAAAGTTCTTTTGAAGATAATCAGCATAATAATTTGAAAGATCCTCATTATCCTCTATTCCAATAATAGAAGGATCAAAGTTTATGTTTTCAATAATTTTATGCTTAATATGTTGCTGCTTCTTTTCTTTTTGAATTCTACGCACGAAAGCATAGAATACTATTTGTGTGAAATAACCGAATGGATTGCTGTATTTTTCGTGATTAAAATTATGAGCATATTGTATACAATTCTCGATTCCATCAAGAATCATTTCATCTTTGTATGTGTAGTTGATAAAGTTTGGACGATAAGAAAGATGTGTTGCTATTTTTAAAAAACATTCACCAAGATATTCTGGAATGGGAGGTGTTTCAACACCTTGATCTTTAGCTTCAATATAATTTTCTCTCCATTGTTTAATGGCGTTATAAAATTCTTCATTGTCAATATAGTGCCGTTTCTTCATAATACTCCATGAGAAATAAAAACCATTATACCTCAGAAAAAAATAAATGTCAAGCAAAAAAAATAACTTGACATTTGCTTTCAGAAAATGTAGAGTAGATGTGTTGGCTGGTGATCAAGAGATTCGAATCCTATGTATCTCGTAATTAAAATGCTCAGTGTTATAGATATTGATTCTCTCTTGAAAATGATTTAGAGTGTAATTTTTCTTATTACTGGAACTTAGATCGTCTGCAATATCATACAATGTAGCATATGATTTGTTTTCGTTTGTTCTTAATCCTCTTCCTATAGATTGTAATGTTCGAATTCTTGACTTACTCGGACTAGCAAATATAATATTATGAAGATTCTTGATGTTGATTCCTGTTGAGAAAGTTCCATAAGAAGCAACAATAATACAATCATTTTTTTCTTCAGATAACTTTCTTATATCTTCTCTGACTTCCGTGTCGGTAGCTCCATAAACATAATAAACAGGTCTTTCTGTTGATGATCTTATTTGATCATACAGAATACCTCCATGTTTTTCAACGTATTGAAATAAAAGTAATGTGTTGTTTTTTAGTCTAAGTGCAAGATCGCAGATGAATTTATTTCTTTTTGAATGAGAAGTGATAAAATCCATTTCTTGAGGATAAGACATTTTCTTGACAAGTTTACATTCTTCATCATTATAGGTAAGAACTAATGCTTGGATATTTAAAGTTGCAAGAGTTTTCTTTTCCATTAGTTCTTTGGTCGAGACTACTTTTTTAATAGGACCAAAGAGTCCTTCTAAAACCAAACGATGTGTTTGTGTGCCGTCAAGTGTGCCTGTCAAACCAAATCTATATTTAGTAAGATGTAATTTATGCATAATATTTGAAAGTGATTTTGCTTTAAATAAATGACATTCGTCACCAATTACTGCGCCAAATGTCTCAAAGTATTTTGTTGGAAATTTATAGATAGATTGCCATGTAGAAATAACAACAGGATGTGTTACATTTCTATCATGTCCAGAATATATTTTTTGGATATTTGATTCTTGCCATCCGTAATCAACAAAATCAGTTGCAAGTTGTTCAACAAGAGATGTGGTTGGAACAATAATCAGAATATTCTGTTGTTCTGTTTCTTCTAAAATGTTTAAATAGAATCGAACCAAACAGTAGATAATAAGAGATTTGCCTGAAGCAGTAGGACTGATAAGTAATGTCCGATTGTTTCGAATTGCGTGTGCCAAGGCATCAATTTGATAGTCACGTGGTTTGACATTTTTTCCAGCTGATTTAAGTTTGAGATATTTTGTGAATGACTCAACATCTTTTGTTGAAATAGAAACAGCATCATTTAACAACTCCTGAGAAAGTGAATAATTTATTTCTTGTTGTTGCAGATACTCGGCAAGATAAGAAAGAAGTCCAATATATAATTCTCCTGTCATTACATTAAACAGTCGAATTTTCCCATCCCAAATTCTGTTTCTTACAGCAGGCATAAATTTTGCCCCTGGAACTTCAAATGTAAAATATGATGAAATTTGTCGTGCTTCGGATGGTTCGCAATCTATTTTAAGATAAACTTCATTTTTCTTTTTAATTTCCATCTTTGTCTGGCAGATAGTGTGGCACATCTAATTCATGAAATATTAAATTAGAATCAATATTGTTATTTCTTTCCTTTTTCTTTTCATCACTTTGATCTTCCCCATCTTGGAATTCACCTTCAAATTCTGCACCTTCATTCATCTGATCAGATATGTTTTCAAGTTTTTTATGCATATCCGGACTATAAGGAACAAAAATTGCCTTTGGTTTTTCTTCATTTTCTTGAAGAATCCAAAAATATATTTTATCTTGATCTTCTTGAACATCGAATGCTAACAGTTTAAATTTTGATTCATCAGTTTTTGAAACAGGATATCCGAATAATTTGTCAAGATAAAAGTATGAACCTGTTACAAAAAACAATGAAAGAGGAATTACATAGATTAAATGTATGCTTTTTTTAAGTTCTATTAACAAATAGAGAAAAATACTAAGAAGAATAATTCCTGCTATAATTATATAAGTCATGGTGATGTATTTAGTGATTCTGGATATGTTGAAGAATTTAATCTCATTGCTTTAACTATATCACGTTTTAATTGATTTATGTTTTCCACTGTGCCGTCTTTTTTCATTGTAAATCTAACAAATGTTTCCTCTTGCCCTTTATGCTTAAATATTTTTGTTCCTTGATACACTTGGGTATAAGGATTTAGTTTAACAACTTCAATACTTACATGTGTAATTAAATCGCGATCTAAGTTATTATAATAAAATGCATTTATAATATATTCACCTGGAACAATGCCACGAATGTTTATGACTTCACGATTTATGTGCACAATCTTTTTTACATTGTTTTCAAAATAAGAATCGTTTCTATGTCCAAGATCATCACGATCAAGAAACATATTTCCTTGTTCTAATGATGTAAATCCAACCTTTCCTGTTGGACCTTCCATCCATAAATCTATATCTTTGTTATGGTCTGAATCCCAATTCATAATAATCATAAATTCCGCTTTTTGTTCTATACCTTCTTTTTTTGTAGGTTCATTAATAAGAATAAAACTTACAATAAAAAGAAAAACAAAACCAAGAATTAAATTAAAGAGTAAATCTATGAATGCTAGATTACTATTATATGATTTCATCTTTTGCTATGATTAATTGACATTTTATTAAAACACTGGAAATAAGACCTATCAATGTGGTTAGTAGTGCAGTTCCCATACCTTGTGCCATTAACATCATACTTTGTTGAAGTTTTATTGTATCACTTACGTTTAATTCTGAAAATGCAGAATAAAGCATAAAAATAAATCCAACAACAGTACCGATCATACCAAGACTAATGACTGTTTCGGATATAAACCATTCCAATTCAAAATCATAATTTTCTTTGTAATACTTGTAACCTATTCCTAATGTGGTAAATGCGAAAATAGCAAGTATCACAAAACTCAATTTTGTAAAATCGTTCTGATACAAAAAATTGATGAACGAAAAGTACCAACTAACTGAATATGCTATAATAACAAGAATGAATAACAACCACCATTTTAAAAATGTAGACATATTAATTTAATCCTTCAGTAAATTTTTTCCAATCTATTGCATTTTTTATTTGAAATCCTCTATTATTTAGAGATTTTAAAACACCTTCTAAAAAAGACAAAATATCTCTATAATATTCTAATTTATTTTTGGCTTCAATCAATTCTTCATCGGAGTCAAGATATATTGATATATCTTGTTTTAAAATCTTTAAAGGAAATGGAGTTTCATCTTTTCCGGAATAAAATTCCCATTTCTTTCTATAAAGAATTTTATAATTAGAATCTGCTTTTTTAGCAAGAAGGTTGTAGGAAGAGAAAAATTTTAGGTATTTGTGTTGAAGCTCTGGGATTTTGAGAGACTCAATATCTAAATTATCTTTTTCAAGTTTCATATCATTTTCGGCAATTGCTTGCAGTTCTTCATATGTCATTACAATCTCACATTATATATTATACAATATTTATAATCTATCAAAAATTGTATTTGTAAATTTAAAAGTTGCTGTTGCCCTTAAAACTTCTGTATCAGTCCCTTGAGTTGTAAATTGCAACCCAGATAATTGTGTAGGAAATATATTTTCGAAAGTTACTTGTAAATTTGGATTATTTTTATTTGTTAAAAGAATTAAAGCAGCATCAGAATATATTGAATTCGGTAGTTGAACAGAATTGTCGAGCTCAGTTGAAAATTGCTCTCTTGTTCTTGGAAATCCTATACCTTTAATCCAATCATTTATTTCCAACCAATTTTTAAGATCTTCATCAACAAGAAATTCTACATTTAAATCTTCATATACTACTGTATCGCCACCAAATGAAATTTGTTTAAATGGAGTATTAATTTCTGCTTCACCAGATAAAGATATTTGCGGAAGATTGACGGATATTACAAAATATTCAACAGTGGGAAGTTTTGTTATAACAAACCGAAATTGTGAATTGTGAATGTAATCTACATTCGTGATTGATCTTTTATTAGATCGTAAATCAACAGCCATAAAAAATACTCCTAGAAATAGTTTTTCTAGGAGTATTTATATGTTTTTATTACATCAAGTTAAGAACTTGAACTCTTCTGTAATATACATTGCTATTAGCAGCCAATGAACCTGTTCCTGGAGCAGTAGCACCACCAGCAAATGGATTTGAAGTCATGCCGTAGCGAGTCTTAAATCCAATTTTTGGTTGGAAAGTGTTGCTGTCAACAGCACGTACCATTTGCAATGGAACGTATGGGCAATAGAATACGCCAGCATCAGCAAAAGAAGATCCTTTGTATCCGATTACATAGAATTGCTTTGCTGCTTGATTTGCTGCATATGGATCAATGTATACTCGGTATCGACCATTCAATACACCAGCAAAAGTATTTCCTGTATCATCGTCACCCAAGTTGTTGCTCAATGCAGGTGTGTAATCCAATTTACCTGCTTGATTCAAGGCACTAGCAACATCTGAAGAACAGATAATTACGTTACCACGCCCACGTCGAGTCTTCTGAGCAATTACGTTTGCATCACGCTCGATTTGGAACATCAATCCTTTGAACTTTTCTACACTCCATCGACCATTTGAATCTACATCTAGATCAAAAAATCCTGGATTAGCGGTATCAGTTTGTGCTCCTGCTTCAGCAACTGTGTAAATGGTTCTTACTACTTCACGGTTGATTTCGGTCAAAATCTCAGAAGAAAGAATATTGGCCAATTCAGTTTCAGCATCAAGACCATGAATAGCTTTCAAGTCTTGTGCCAATTCCATTGAGTATTCAGCTCTCAAAGCACGTGATTTAGCTTCAACACTGAATTTCTCAATTGAGAATGCCATCTCGGCAAATGCTGTGCCTGCACCCAAGTCTTCTGCAGTAGCAGTTGTCATTCCAGTACCAGAAAGATATGTATTCATTGAAGAATCATTCAATACAGCTGGATTTGTTCCAAAATGAGTGCCTGTTCCTGAATGAGAAGTGTCAGCTTCATTATAAAATGCTTCTGCTCCTGCTTGAGAATCATATCTGCTTCTCATTGCAAATACCAATCCAGTTGGACCAGTCATTGGTTGCACACCAGCAACGTCATAAGCAATTAAATTAGGCATAGCACGTCGAACCAAAGAGATCAAAATTGGATCCCAATTAGCAACGTCAGCACCAGTTGAGTTGGTGGGTACTGCTTCAGCCAAGAATCTTGCATCTTCATTCAATGCACGCTCTTGGTTTTCCAAAATTACAGAAGTAACTGCTCTTCGGTGTTTGTCAGTAATAGGTGACAAGTCTTGATGATTCAAGACAGGTGACCATTTTTCTTGAAGGTGTTCTGATTTGAACATTGTATTTAAACTCCTAAAAATTATTTAAAAATATTTATTAAAACTTGTTTTTTGTGGTAGTAATTGCTTGCAAATATTTTGCCATTGTACCACTTACTTCTACATTTTCAACTGAAGTGTCTTGTGTATCAACAGATTCAGAAATAGTTTTTGTCTTTGGAAAGTAACTTTCTTTCAAAGCAGTTAATTTGAATCTAAAAGATTCTTCATCAATATACTCTGTTTCAGTTACCAATGACTCAAACTTTTCTTTCTCTGTATCACTCAAATCTTCAGAAACTTCAACAAAAATTGATTCTCTAATGTATTTTGAAACTTCATTCTTCAAATCAACACTGTTTTGAATCTGCTCGTTGAGTTTATTTTCCAAATCTTCAATTTGCTGAGCTTGTGATTCTAGAACGTCATACTTCTCATTTGGAACATCAATATAATGCTCTTCGAATAGTGTTCTCAAACCAGCAATAAAGTCTTCAGCAATTTCACCCTTCAATCCACGCTCAACCGCCAATTGGTTGTCGTTCGTCCATTGTTCTACAACATAATTTAGATATTTGTCAACCTTTTCAACTAATTCATCTTTATAACCATCAACATATTCTTCGATTTCTGCTTGTTTTTCTTCTTCAAGTCTTTGAATTTCTTCACGCAGTTTTGACTTGACTGCTGCTTCAAAGATTACGGAAGCCTTTTCTTTAAATTCTTCAGTTAGATCATGTCCTTCTGTTAATGCACTGACATCTTCAGAAACATCAATCTGTGAAAGTCGATCTTCTAATGTTTCATCCATTTCGTTCATAACCTTTCTGATTTCGAAATCATCAGCTGCATCTGAATCAGCCCATTTCTCATAAGCAGCATAGTTTTTAAATTTCTTTTTGAATGCCTTACTATCCATTCCTTTTACACCGACAGCAACAACAGGCTTCTTTTCATTCATACCCATTTGAATAGCTACTTCATTTACTTCTTCATCATCTTCTTCTTCATCTTCTTCTTCTTTTTTCATTTTTTTAGATGAATGATACATTTCTTCCATGTCCTCATCATCTTCTTCTTCATCATCTTCTTCTTTTTTCATATCATGTTTTTTTCCAGCCTTCATCATTTTCATTTCGTCCATTTCTTCTTCATCATCATCTTCTTCATCATCTTCCATTTCTTTCATGGACATTTTTTTCTTTTCTTCCAACTCTTCTAAATCTTTATCATTAAATTCAGTAGAAGCTGAAATTGTTTTTGTTTTAGGAGGAGCAGCTTTCTTTACGGATTTATTTCCGTCTTCTGGCTTCTCTCCTAGATCATCTGATTCTCCAGGAACAGATTGCATCTTATCTGGACTTGTAGCAGACTTTTTTGGTTCATTAGCACTTGCCATTTCTTCCAAAATTTCTGCTTCAAGTTGTTCAATTGTCTTGTCTAATTCTGACATTTGAAATACTCCTTGAAATGTTCTAATTATATTATTTATTTATCAAATCAGAGATTTGAAGAATTTAGCGAATGCAAGTGCTTGATAATTTGAATTTTTTGCTCTTGCACCTTTTTCAACATCCGTTTTGATTTGACTTATTGCAACTTCTTTTAGAATACCATTGTTCCAGACCCACTCACGTCCTTCCATAATTCCTTCAACAAACGCTTGAGGAGCAGAAGGATCAGCAACAATGTCTGCAGCTGTTGCAAGGTAAAAATCATCCTTTACATAGTTGACACCATTTTTAGATTCCAAAGAACCCATTCCTCTGGAAGAAACACCTAGCTTTCCACCGTCTCGAATAAGTGCCTTCGCTATTTCCCCCATTGGAGTAGACAATAATTTCGCTTCTCCAATGAAGTTTTTTCCATTCGGTTCTAGTCGTGTAATCATATGTGAAACTCTGTCCAAATTTACTGTTGGACCTTCTGGATGTCCAAGTTCCCCAAATGCACGACCCTCTTTGATGAATTCCTCATTATACCTTTTCACTTCTTTTTCAAGAATAGGAAATGGATAAACACGACCATTTCTATTCTTTTGTTCTGCCTGCATGAAAATACCTTTGATCTTCATACTTCCAGATTTTTGTTCAATTATATATTCAACATTTTGAATATGTTCAGCAATGAGCTTCATCGTAATTCCTTTATACTTCTAGTGTTTCTTTCTCAAAATACTTCACTAATTCACTAGACTTGATTTTATGTTTTGCTGCAGTTTTTTCAATAAAATTATCTAGTGCCGACAATAAATCAGTAGGTTTTGTTTCCAAAAACTTAAAAATTTCATCAACTGCTTTTTTCATTTTTGGAGAAAGAGTTTTGTATCTATCAGATTGTTTATATTCGTTTTTTTCTTGTAACTCTTGAAAAAATTCATCAAATGGTTTATGCATCATTCTCTACTTCCGAATTTTGTCTTATGAATGTTTTAGCAATTTCTTGCCTTTTATTATCAAAATTATCAGACAATTTTGCTGCCATTGCTAATTCGAATTGATTTTTTGCTTCAATATTATTATTGTCATCCATAGCATCAATAAAATTTCTAATATGTTCGCTCATAGTTATTTTTCTTTCAAATATTGTGATTGTATTTGTTCTTCTTCATTATCGTTAGGTTCTGATTTAGGTTGTGAGTCTGCAGAATTATCTTGGGAAAATGGTGATCCCATATCAAATTCATCATCACCATCATCTCCTTCTTTTTCAATCTGATCTTCAATCTCTTGAATCTCTTCATCAGACATTTTAAGAACATTTTTCTTAACCCATTCTTTTGAGAAGAACTGTCCAACATATGTTTCAACTTGAGAAAGCATATCAAGTCGTTCTCTCATTACTTCTGCATTTTTTAATTCTGTAAAATGCCCATCTTGTAAAAAGTCAAATTGAATATGTTCTTTAAGATCACCCCATTCATCAGCAGCAATTACACCTTTGAGAATAAGCTGTGTTTGTAAAAGATCATGAAAAAGAACAACAAATTTCTTTCTTAATCTTTGAACAAATTTTGTGAACTTTAGCTCATCTCTTGTAATGTTATCAGAACGTCCGATTGAGAATGTTGCTTCAGATTCTAATCTAGAAATCGGAACATTCAATGAGCGATAAAGTTTCTTTTTAAAATATTCTATGTCATCAATTTCACCAAGATTAGATCCTCCAGGAAGTGTGGAAATTTCTGTTCCTCTTCCACCTTCTCTTCTTGGTAGCCAGAAATCTTCCAACATGGACATATGATTTCTGTCATCTCGAATCTCACCTGTTTTGGCGTCATAAACTAATTTGTTTCTATAACGATTCATTACATCTTTGAGATATTGCTCTGCTTTTGCTTTGGGCAAGTTACCTACATCAATGTAAAAAATTCTTCTTTCTGGTGCTCTAGAGAGTCGATAAATAACCAGTGCATCTTCAATCATTCTTAATTGATTGACAGGTTTGATTGCTTTTTGAAGATGGGAAAGAACAAGACCTTTCTGGGCATCAATTAAACCAGATGGACAATATGCTATTGAATCTTTGGTCAATCTTAATCCGGATGATGACCCTGTTGCATATTCAATGCCTTTTTCATTGTAGACATAAAATTCATCAATACCTACAACAATATCAGCACCGTCTTTGTTCTTTCCTTTTTGTATTTCCCGCATTTTTTTGATCTTGCGAGGATCAATATATCTTAATTCTACTAATCCATTCTTTGGATTATTTGAATCTATGATTTTATGATAGTATATTCTTCCATCAACATACCATCTTCTAAATACATCATGCCCTTTAGCATTAAAATCCAAAAGACTTAATATTGCGTTAAATTCTTCACGAATTTTCTTTTTAATCTTGTCAGAATATTCCAATCTATCCAATGAGACAGATACAGATTGATCTCTCTCATCAGATACGATTGCTTCATTCACAATATCTTCGATTGCAGAATCGCATTCAGGATGCATTGCAATATCCCGATATCTCTTCAGAAGATCAAGTTCTCCTCTATCTCGACCTTCCATGTCAAGATATTCTGAGAAGAACCCACCTCCTGCAATATCATAAGAACCATCATCCGAGGTAGGAAAAGTCGGTTGATCTTTTCTTACCTCACCAGTTGCTCTTGTGATTTTGAAACCAAATATTTGTGCCATAATGTTATTGCTCTTTAAATACTATTTATTAGTATTTATTATGCGCCACCAGCAGCGTCAGTTACTGCTGCTGTTCCTGCTGTAACTGGGAATGCAGCTTCACCTGTTCCTTGGAAATCAGTGTATCTCCAAGTAACATCAAATGTTTCAATGGTGTCTCGGGTATCCCAATTCAACTCGATGGCAGTCATTGCTACAGGCCAGCAATTTTTAATTATTTGCTTTTTAATAGCAGCACCAGCACGTCCATATTGAGTTACCTCCAAATCAACAACATAATTGCTAATATTTGGTTCACCAGTATTATTTCTAATACTATGAATTTTATTCATCCATTGCTCAATAGCATTTCTGATAGCAAATGTTTCATCATTAATAACAGTTGTTGACCATTGTTCAAATGATCTGTCACCAGCAACATACAAAGTTCTGCCACGATATTCTACCGCAACTTCACCAATTGTTTGTCCTGGAAGAGAAGCTGTTTTAATGAAAAAGGGAGCATCTGCAACTTGAGAAACACCTTGAGGCCAAGTTAAAGTAACTTCAAATTGATTGGGACGAGCACCGCCTCCAACAAATTTACCTTTGAAATCGTCTATTGTTGCCATCTTATCCTCCTACTTCGCTAAATGATACACCACTTCTCACCGCAATGAAACTTAGTGTAATAAAGTTAATGGATCTTGCAGGCTTAATAAAAATGTCAGCAACAAATTCATTTCTATCAATTACTTCAGAACTATTGTTGGTATCATCACAGACTACTTTAAAGTCAGAAATGCCTCTTCTTGCTTGAACATCTCTCAAGAAAGGTTCAACCAAACTTCTGAATTGTGCTCTTGTAAATGCGTCATTGAATTCAAACAATTGAAACTTTGCTGCTCTTGAAATAGATTTTTCTAGTACCAAGAACAATCTGCGGACATTGATTCTATCAAATGCGCTTGGTTTTGATAATCCTGTTCTGTCACCAAAAAGAACTGTTCCCTCGCCTGGAAAGGAAACAACAGGATTAATTCTTGCAGGATACAACGTATCTCTTTGCGTTTTATTTGGATTAAATGCAAGTTTAATTGCACCTCTAATTTGACCTCTAGTAAACCCTCCTGGAGAATACCATGTGTCAGCAACACTATCAGTATTGGCACAAAGTCCTGCAATATCACCATTCAATGGAACGTATCTGAATACATCATTGTATCGATCATACATGTATTTGTATCCAGAATCAAATACCACATAAGAAGAACTTGGTAGTTGATTAAAGAATCCAAGAACATTGTTTGATTGAGTAATTGAACTAGGCACACCAACAACATCTGATCTTCTTGGCGAAACAAATGAAACACAATCTTTTCTACCTTCAGCAAAATCAATCATATTTACTGCGTGCGTCAAAGAAGCCTCATCTCCAGCTGGTGTTTGTCCACCCATTACTAGATTTACGTCTACTGTTTCAGCATCAGCAAGAAGATCATACCCATCTTTTAAATCTCCAATGGTAGGAGCAAAATCATCGGAACCAATTGAAAGTGTATCTACAATTGGCAAATTAGAACTTGCAAATTGCGTATCGGTTCCAGCAGAATTCAAATTGGAACCCCAATCAGTTCCTGCAGTTGGATGATCCATCCACCATACATATTCTGATGTTCTATTCACTACTGTTGAATAGAAGTTAATTCCTCCTTGAGGAGTTTTGGCTTGAGGATGTTTTGACAAAAATGCAAATGTTTCAATTACTGAATTTCCTCTATTTCCTGCAACAGTAGAAGAGTATCCAGTAATTTTGCCTTGTGTGTCATACAAAACAACATGCATTTCATCATTTGCAGATGTCAATCCTACACCTTTTGCCCAATCAGAAGTTCCTGGAGCAGCATTGAAAAGGTCATAAAATTTCCATCTTCTACGAATCTGAGTAGTTGATGCAATATCTGTTTTCAATCCACCACCATTTGGATTATCCAATTGACGAATGGTAAGAGTATGTGTCCCAGAAACAATTGCTGTTACTTCATATTGTTGTCCTGAAGTTTCACCAAAATGCACGATATCTCCAATTTGGAAAGTCGCACTATCGGTAACAACAACATCACTGGAAGCATCAAGAATTCCAGCAGCTGCTGCATTATTAGCAACAGTTGTTACATTTGATTGCTCATATGCATTAGCAGATGAACAAATTGAAACACCTACAGAATTACCCCAGTCTCCTGGAAACTTAGATGCCCAACTTCCTACAGAACCACTTCCATCAGCATAATTACTATCATAATAATCAGAATTAGTAATTCTAATTCCAAGTTTAATTGTAATAGTAGATGAATTTGCTACTGAAGATCCGAAAGTCAAATCAGCTCCAACTACTGTGAAATCTGTGGTTTCTACATTGTCGACAGTAACTTGGATAAGACCCGTATCAGCAACACTTTGAGACATTGTATAAGGTCCAGCAGAATCTGTGCCAGCACCTGTAAACAAAGTTGTTCCACCATTTGCGATCGCTGTTCTTGCTCCTGTTTCTGCTCTAACAACTTTTAGATTGTTTCCGTATTGCAAAAAGTTTGCTGCAGTAAACCATGATTCAAAGTTTGAATTATTTGGTTTACCGAATACCTCAACAAGTTGTTTTTCTGAATCAACTGTGGTAATTTGACTCATTGGACCCTTTTCAAAGGCACCAACAATACCACCAATTGATGTAGCAGTAGCAGGAACGACATTTGTCAAGTCTATCTCTTTAACGAGAACACCTGGACTTACTTGAAATGCCATTTTTATTTCTCCTAAAAATGTTGAAAATCATATAGTTTAAGTTTTCAATACAATTATTTATAAAAAAATGATTTTCACCATGGTGTATCATATGAACGAACTACAGGATTCCATTTTGTGCCATATTCATCAATCACACTTTCTTCATTATGATAATCAGTTACACCATCATCGATGAATCCGAATGGAGCCATGTCTTGCTCAATCTGACTTTGTTGTTCTAAAAACAATCTAGCTCGAATGTCATCATTCGTAAGTTCTTTGAAATATTGTTGCTGAACAGCCCATCCAAAAATCACACAGCACATTGCCAAATCGTCCGTATGTCCCTCCTCGGCTTCATAGGACTGTCCTCTCTGAACGAATGTTGACCATTCAGTGATTAGGTCATAATCTTGTATAATTAACTTATCAGTCTCAATGATTTGTTTTATATTCGAACATCCTGTTGATTTGACTGCTTTTGAGGTTCTGACTCCCAGTTGAGCCTTCCCACCTGAAAATCCACCACCAAGAATCTGTCCTGCTCGCCCACGCATTGCAGCCATGATAAGATTTCCGTATTCAAGATCAAACTGTAATGCATGCGCAACCTGCTCACCAATGTCATTTACTTCAACAAGAACATGAGCTGTGTTGTATGCTTTTGCAATCTCACTAATAATATTCGGAAACAGCATTGGTTTGATTTCATTGTTTCGATATTTGGCAGAAATTTTGTAAGGAACAGTGGTTACATCAAAAACAATGAATGCTGAATAGTCATTGCTTAATCCTCTTGCAACATCAGCAACCAGAAAATAAGTGTTGCCTTCTATTGGATTTTCATATACATCTAATCCTACATTTGATTTGATTGGATTCCGATATGCCATTGTGCGTATCTTAGTCGGATGGATTAGTGTATTTGTTGAACCTAAAAAGTTACATTCAAATTCCCTCGAGAACTGTTCTGCACTTGTGTTTGCAATGGTTTCAGTTTTCCATTTTTCATCTCTTCCAGGAATCTCACTCCAATGCACTTCAATTGGGACATAAGAATTGATTTGATTCTCAGCATCACTCCAAAGTTTATAAAACAAATTCATGCCATTTGGTGTTGAAATAATTACAACCTTTGTAGATTTACCAGAAGAAATGGTGGGATAAACAGATGAGAAAAAGTCTTCAGCAATATTATGGGGAACAAAGGCAAATTCATCAAGAAAAATCATGTTGTAAGAACCACCACGGACTGCTGAGGAAGAAGTTGCAGAAGCAACAATTCTTGAACCATTTTCTAGTTCAAGAGAACCTTTGTTCCATGAAAGCACACCTTGCTGTAACCATTTGGGAAGATTTTCGTATGCAAGTTGAAGTCGAGCAAGAATGTCTCTTGCTGTTGCTGCTTTGTTTGCAAGGATTGCCACATTGATATTGCTATTGAAAAGAACATAATGTAGAATGTAGGCAACAAGAGTTGTTGTCTTTCCAGATTGTCTAGGGAGTTTGCAGATTGTGAAACGATTATTGTGTATCGTACCAATAATCTCTTTTTGAAAGGGAAAAAGATCAAATGGAATTACACCTTCATCCAATGAAACAATTTTGATGTAATTCTGAACAAAATACAGTGGGTCTTCCATGCATTTTTGATATTCAGAAATTGTTTCTTCGGTCCACTCTACTGAAACATTTGCACGTTTCAGTAGAGGATTTCCTAGATAGGAAGAAGTATTGTCAAGTTGCATGATATAATATAATAACTAAAAAGTTTTATCTCGCAGTTGCATAAGGTACTGGTTCTTCGGCAAATGCTGCGTAAATACAATACGATGTTGAAGCAGGATTTACTTCTGACCCTCCATTTCTTAGTTTAAATCCATTACTTAAAAAATCTAAATGAAGTGCGTCACCACCTGTGGTAGTTGTTTCATTGCCTCTATAATTCTCTGGGACAGCATAGTTTGCATACAAAGGAGAGTGGTTAGTATTGTATGGCTTTCTAGCATTATCGTATATTGACCATGAAAAATAATCTGGTGTTGAACCAGTAAGAGTAGAAGAATAAACTTTTATCATTACCCACGCAGGTTTAAATCCGGTATAAATAAACGCACCATTGGTAGTCCCGTTTCCAGTATACGAACCAAATGCTGAATAGCCAGCTACGCTGTTCCAGCAGTACATTATATGTTCATCACCATTACCATTAGTGCCATTATAATTACCAATAGTAATGGTATTAATAGTTGAAATCGTAGAAGCATTTAAACTATTAAATACATTTGTATCAGCACTTGCTGCCACTGCAGCGTCATCTAAATAAAGCACTCCAGATGATATACTGTCCTTGTGGAAAACTCCCCATTTCGCTGAAACTGAATCAGTTAGGTTTTTAATTATTACAAATTCTGGAGCCGAACTAAGCCCGTGAGGAATCGTAGCACCAGCAGTGTTATTCCCGATGTACTTAACAATACTAAACCCAGCTTTTGTGTTTACACTCATTGCAGAAGGAGTAACACTTGCACCTGCAGCATCTTTCAATGCAGTAGTGGTTGTTTCAACACCATCTACCATTGCTTCAGTTCCAGTAAATCCTCCACTTGGTGTACCTCCAGCTTTCCAAACCCAACCAACATATGTAGTGTTAGAATTATTTACATAAGTATCGTCCGATGTGCCAGCAGTAACTGTAATATTATTATTCGATACTCCACTGACATGACCAAACTCATTTGCAGTCTCCCCATTAGTCAAATCAGTCCATAAATGTTTTTTCCCAAAACCTCTAACACTGTCGAAAGTAGCATGAGAATTTGCAGTCCCTGTTCTGTTTTTAATCCAGACAAAATCAGGATTAAACCCAATTGGAATATCTCTTGAATTAGAACCGTCCCCCGTCCAAATCACCGCCTTCATATAAGCATCTGGGTCTTTTGCTGCTTCGTTGGTAGAGTCTGCAACTTTTCCTGGCTGAAGAAGTAAAGAGGAACTAGATGGATTACTTATATTATTTGAACTAGAATATGATCCACCTGTTGTTGTTAATTCATCGTAAGGAGGAGTAAATCCTCTTCCTGTTCCAGACGTTGTATAAACTAAATGACCTTTTACAACTCTAAAATCAGTAATATACCCTCCTGCACCATTATTACCTTCATGTCCTCTATTTAACATTAAGTTTCCGGTAGGATTAAAATCTGGTGCAACAGAAGTACCATTATCTTTTACAGTCCAATTTACTGCATAATCATCTGTTCCACTAGTGGCACTATTATTTGTAGAATATTGGTCATGATCTAATAAAACTCCATCTCTCCATACTCTCATTTTTCCACTTGAATTTCCCTCATATGTAATAGCAATATGATACCATTGATTTGCAGTCACGCTAGCATCTTTCCAATGGTAATTTGTGGATGATCTTGTTATTTCCCAAGCATGTGCCGAGCTAGCACTAGAAGAATAAAATCCCATACAATCATTATCATTATTACAAGTTGAAAATCCAAAAATTATTTTTCTAGTTGATTGATTGACTAGTTTAGGATTTATCCAAAATTCTATAGACCATGCACCAGTTCCAAATTCAAAATCTGTATGTGTAGAAGAACCTGCAACTTCTACATAATCAGAACTGCTAGGAAAATAAAAACTTCCATGACTTCCACCTTTGTATGGTGAAAAATCAACTACATTTGTATTACCAACATACGTCAAGTTTTTATTTGCTTCACCTTTGTTATAAGAATCTGTGATATTAAAGACAGAAGAATTTACTGAGCTTTTTGGTTGGAAAGGTTGATATAAGAAAAGTGTGTTACTATCACTAACAAATTTTTGTGCTGAAGGAGTGAAATTTCCACTTGCTGCATACCTTACAGTATTTGATAATCTCACATTTGTTATATATCCATTATAATATTGATTTCCCCAAAAATGTCCTATTCTTAATTGTTTATTTGAACTAGAAATGTCTAAAACAGTTCCATCAGCAGTTCCATCAGAAGTTGACCACACATTATCCCTAGAATCTAAAACACCATCTAAAAATAATCTTATGTTTCCAGAAGTATCTCTAGTAACAGCAACATGTTGCCATTGATATGGTTTAGGAACACTATTAGAAAACTGTGACCATGCAGCAGAACCAGATCCTACATACACTGAATAATTTTGATTACCATTATATGTTGCTGTTAGGTCAAATCCAGTATCATCAAGTGCTGTACTATATGAACCTACAATTCCAGCATAAGTTCCCTGAGTAGCTGTTGTTGGATAA